AATTGGCAAAAACTATTCTGGTAAAGGTGGTGGAGCTAAGGTGGCTAAATGCAAAAATGGTTGCTACTAATGGCTGAAGAAAAGAAAATATCTCTTCAATTTGATGAAGGATTTAAAGCTGCAAAGGTAGTTCCTGAAGGAGGAGCTATGTGTGCTAATTGTGCCAAATGGAACAAGGAAACACAACTTTGTGAAGGTAAGTCCTACATCAAATGGAATGGTGGATCTGGAAAGATTCCTGTTGATCCTGAAGATTATGTTTGTGTTTGGTGGAAAGCTCTTCCAAAATCTCAATGGAAGGATTTAAAATAATCTTAAAAACTTAAACTATGTTAAACTTTATTTTCCCTTTGATTGTTGGAGGTCTTATTGGATTTACTGTTGGTGCATTTTTCTTTATTAAGGAAGAAGATCTCATTGATTCAGATGTTAAGAAAATTGACACTGTAGTTAATGATGTAGAAACAACTGTTAAAGAAGATGTAACTAAGGTTGAAGAAGAAGTAAAATCAATATAATATGAAAGCAGGTAAACCAAGAAAGGCACCAAAGGTAAAACCTCCTAGTAGGAAAGCTCCCAACTTTATGAAGGAAGCTGATACAAAAGAGAGACTTAAAAGTCCTATGTGGCCAATGAAACAAAAAAGATTATCAAAATGATTTGTACAGTACATGATATCTATTACGAGGGTGATTGCCCTAAATGCTTAGAACAGAGCAATATATAATTAAAAAAGCCCCCTTTAATCAGGAGGCTTTTTTGTTTCTCATAAGATCATTTATATACTCCATGAAGGCCACATGTCTTATATAATGATGTGTTAGATGGTTGGTTAGAAAGTCTCTGTCTTTATCAGATAGACTTGCTATTAATGTAGGGACATATTTACTGCCTTGTTCCCATAGTTTTGTATAATGTGACTGGAAAGGAAACCAGCCATTCAGTTTAAGACTGCTGTCAATAGAAATGTTATTCTCATCTAGCCACTTTCCCATACAAACATCTTCATACCCATATCCTTTATTAGTCATAGAACTAGTTCCCTTGATAACACTAGGGGATATAAAATATCCACATCCTCCAGAGGGATAGGCTAATGTTCTATCGCCAGAATAACAACCTATCATATTATGGCCATAAACTTTAGACTTATCTAATGTTTCTATGATCGATTCAAACATAGAAACATTTAGAATAGCATCATCATCTATAAACACTAACCAATCATATTCATCAAACTGACTTGTAGATCTCACTACATTGATGAAGTTAACTGTCTTCTCCTCATTACTCTCATAACCATCATCTAATGATCCAGAGAATTCAGGATAGTTTCCTGTTAACTTGTCTGTAAGACAAACATAATCAAGAGAGCCCAACCATGTGTTAACACAGTTGGACACTCTATCAGAATGTTTATTACTAGTTTTGAGTATTACCTTGTATTTCATAATTACAATGCTCTAAATTTCACTACATCATCTCCTTCAAGAGTGATTTCTGATTGATAAACTTTACGTTCTCTTTTCATTCCTTTCATTTTATTGGTCTTAGGATCAATATCAGGAACATTTTCTGAACGCTCATGCATATCATCTAACAACACTAGAAGATTTCCATCTTCCATCTCTACAGATCTAATCACTTTATTTAGGTTAAAGCTATCTGTTCTTGTAACTTCTCCATCTTTTCTTGAATAAAAAAACTGACTCATTTTTATTGATTTAATTGTTTATAAAACTGTTCTGATAAATGTTGCAATTCGTATGCATACACTTCATCTGTTTCAGGAGATAGTTCTATTCCTACAGCATGTAATATTGCATATGTTAAATGAACTAATTCATGATGTACAATAGATGTATTCTTACTACTATTAACTGGTAACCACACTACAAATGTAGTGCATAGATCATCACATAGAGTTAATCCACCTGCTTTAAAATCATCTTTGGTATACTCTTGATCTAGTGTATCATTTGCAAACTTTACAGCAGCATCTGTATCATCTGTAATAATTACATATGCATCTAGATTAAATGTACCACCATTAATTATGAAATTTTGAGAATGGATCATTGTGTTATTACTTTCTCTAACTGATAAAAAAATACCAACTGTAAATATTAAAATACATAATACATACACAATTGTTCTACTTACCGTACTCATAGTCTAAGATTTTACCCACTATATCACTACGGTGGTTTTCTTTTAACTTAATCCACTTAATCTCTTCTATCTTCTTAGATAGAGCAATTGCATAGGTGAGTCCACTTTCGTGAGACTTAGTATCTTTCTGTTCATTATCACCATTGATGATGATTTTACCAGTTTTACCAAGTCTGGTGAGGATGGCTAACATCTGATCCTTTGTTAAGTTCTGAGCTTCTTCCACCACTAATACATCATCAACAGTTTTACCTCTGATAAATTGTATAGGATAGGCTAATATCTTACTTTCAGACACTAGCTTATCTAGAATTTCTTTCTCCTTACACTTAGCTAAGTTTTCCATGAAAGCCTCTAGATAGGGATTAAACTTTTCATCTAATCCTCCAGGAAGAAATCCTAGTGAATTACCCACTTCAATTGTAGCTCTAGTGACAAATATATTGTCACATTCTTTCTTTAACAAGAAATCAAGTGCTGTTTGAGCACAAACTAATGACTTACCAGACCCAGCTCTACCAGTGATGATTATTATCTGGTTATCTCTGATTAGTCTTTTAGCTTCTTTTTGTTCTTCATTAAGCTGAACATTGTATTTGATCTCCTGTTTTCTCTCCCTGTTTGATTCTCTCATATTTGAGTTTTAATTGGTCACGTCTTTTATTCACTTCTTCATACTTGTACATGTCATTTTCTACATTAGTATGTTCATCTAGGGTCAAAAGTATGATATTTTCTTCATCAAATGCATATTCTGGATATTTTTCTTTTGGAAGAATATGATGAAAGTATACACTCAATGGTTTTCTACCTAAATAACGTCCACTAACTTCAGAAATATGCAATCTTTTATTCCATATAGATAGAAAGAAATCTTGCATAGGTTTTGAAGAACTTTTTTCAGGAACTTTCACTTTAAATCCTTTAGTAGCTGCTAGAGCTTTTCTAGGTTTATGTTGAAAACAATATTCTGATTCAGAATTCTTACCACATGTCTTACATTTCATACTAAGAGTTTGCAAAGTGATATAATAATGTACGATCTCTGTTAATTAACTTAGCAGCTTTTATCTTGTTTACGTTATTATCAAATACTGTCTTACTATATTCTATCAATGCAAGTCTCTCATTAATAAAATCATGATGATGAAGTTTACGTTTTCTATCTAAGAGCTTATTTAAATCTGCTCCATGCTTCTTAATGCAATTATCAAGTAGAACTTTCATTGCTTCTTCTGTGTTTAAAGGAACTTCTGTATCATACTTAGTTATTCCATTCATAGCTTCCCAGTCAATCTCTAGCTTCTTATCAAATGTCTCTAGAAATTCACGTTGGTATATCTTTATCTTACATATTTGTGCACTTGTCATAATTACTTTTTAATTTTTATTTAAGTCCTGTACTTCCAAAACCATTAGTACTTCTTTCAGAATCTTCTAATTCTTTTTCTTCAATAAAAGTTATTTGTGGGTAAGGAATGATAACAATTTGCCCAACTCGATCTCCAATAGAATATATATGTTGTAATCCTCTTGAAGCTCCTCCATTATAAACTAACTTATATCTAAATTCTACTTCTCCTCTATATCCTGAGTCTAATACTCCTACAGAATTACATAAAATTAGATCTTTATTACTATTACTACTTCTAGGAAATAATAATCCTACATAACCACTAGGGATCTCAAACGCAAGTCCTGTTTTATATGAAATATAATCATCTTGATAGCTTATATTAACTGCAGATAAATCTAATCCTGCATCCCCATACTGTGCATAAGTTGGAATTTTTGCATCTTTATGAAGTTTTTTAATTTTTACTTCCATATTGTTCTTTTTGATTTAATTAATTGTTAATCTTCAACATTTTCTTCTGTTTTAACTTCTGTTTGATTAATTTTGTTAATAATACTTTGTTTTATCTCATTATAGAAATCTTCATTATCTAACACCATTGCTTTGAATTCATCAAGATCATACTTCACATCATTAAATGTCATGGTCTTACCATATTTCCTACCTAGATTGAATTCATTAAGAAGTTCCATAACTTCTCCTATTTTATCAATACCCTGGCCATAAATGATATCAAATGAATGTAGTCTATAAGGAGCAGACATTTTATTTTTAGTAGCTTTCACCTTAGTGATATTACCATAATTAACATCTCCATCCTTACCTAAACTCTTACTCACCTCAATCCTTACATCAGTGTAAAACTTCAAAGCATGTCCACCCTGAGTGGTTGTTGGATTACCAAACATCATACCTATCTTCTCTCTATATTGACTAATTACAATAACACAAACATTATGTTCAGATAGAGCAGATTTAAGCTTTGGATATGCATTACTATTTAACAAAGCTTTCTTACCAATAGAGCTATCTCCAACATCACCATCTAACACCTTCTTAGGAATCAATGAGCTATCACTATCAATAATCACTAGATTAATATCTCCAGTGTTAATCATATCCATAGCAATTTGAAAACCTTCTTCACCAGAACTTGGTTGAGCAATTAACATCTTAGTAGTGTCTACACCAATTGCTTCAAAGTATTTCTTATCTACAGCATGCTCACCATCGATATATAATGCCACTCCTCCTTTCTTCTGACACTCAGCTACAGCATGTCCACAAATAGTAGATTTACCAGAACCTTCCCAACCCATCAACTCATACATCTTACCTGCTACAAATCCACCTGTACCTAATGTAATATGATCAAATCCAATACTTCCTGTACTGATTGCATCATAATTACCACTTGTTTTAGAATCTAATGTTAAAACTGTTCCAGCACCATAAGTTTTATTTAACTTATCTAATGCTTCTTGGAACTTAGAATTGCCTTCTTGAGACTTGATTGCCTTAGCCATAATTTAGTTGTTTTATTGTCACAAATTTACTCTTTTTTTGTGACATTTTAAAATAAAAAAAACCCCTAATGTAGAAACACCAGGGGAAATCAAAATCAAAACAAAATGAATTTACGAGGTGTGAGTATCGTTATTTTTCACAGTGGTAGTACCTCTTACATTAAAAGGATCATATGGGCAATGTCTACATTTATTGCCACAACATTCTCCTTTCTCTTTGAGATTCTTCTCTGTAAAAATAACATATCCATTCTCTAGATAATAATCTACACCTTTAACAAAATCTTTCTTTTCTTCCATATATTTAAGTTTTATACTATTTCACAAGCTCCTCCAGCACAACTGGCTATTTGGGAAAATTCAACATTATCATCTAGTTCCATCACCTTAATGAGATTTATAGATTTTAATGTACCAATTAGTGCATTATATTGATCTTCTGTAATATCTTCAAAAGGTGCCTGAACATAACTCCCTCCATCATAATTCAAAACTGACAAGCCATTGTATACATCTCTATTCTCCCACATCCAAAGTCCTACAGCTTTCCATTCATCTAACCAACCTTGTTCTGATAATGTAATCTGATTTCCTTTACCATCAGACATGTCAATAGAAGTGTATATTCTATTTTTATCAATAGAAATTGTAGCACTTACATTATGTGTGTTATCTCCTTTGATGTGTCCTGGTTTAATCCATTCTGTAGAGAACTTCTTAACTCTCTCTAATGTATCAATTGCTGTCTCTGTTCTGAATATAGATCCTTCTGGAGCTTTAACAGGAATTCTTACACATAATGTATCTTTTGGTCTAAGTACATCATCTTCACATAGTTCTGGATGATTTATCTCTAGATACATAGCAATGTCTTCATTCTTATTGAACCTCATTGTTCTCAGGTAATAAGGAGCATGCCAAGCATGAATTCCTGAACTAGTACCCAATACAAGACTAGTGGTCCCAGAAGGCTTAATACATGTGATTCTAGCTGCTTCATTAGTTCCTATAAGAGCAGAGATGTCTCTATTAACTGTCATAGCTGTATTAGCAGCATATTCCAAGTTGTATTTCAAAATCTCACCAGAAGCTATACCAGTCATACCAATTCCTAAAAGAGCATCTTTTTCAGTGGTTTTCTGCCATACATCTCTTAAATAATGGAAGTTAAAGAATCCTGCTTGTAATGTACCAAAGAAAGCTGCAACAGCTACACGATTGTTTAGATCTTCTTGATCTTCTATATCACTAACATTCACCTCACCATATGTTCAATTAAGTGCGTTACTTCTTAATTAGAATCCTTTGGAATGTTTTTATTAACCCAATCTGCAAATTTTATCATTTCAGAATTATTAGCACAACTTTTCATCATATTTGCTAAGTGACTTATAACTCTTACATTAGTTTTAGTATAGCCCCCTTTTGAATCTATTCTATCTAATGCTGGAGAATTATTTTGTCCTCCTGAAATTCCTGTTTTACAAAGTAATTCTAAACCTAGAATTGGGCAATATTTTGGTATAATAATATCCTTTACAGTTAAATCAAATTCTAAACCTTTTAATTTAGCTCGACTTTTTGCTCTTTGTAACATTTTTGATTCAGGATCTGTACATTTTACTCGTTCTGAATTACATTTATTGCAAAGAGTCACTGTTTTAGAGGTTTTAAGAAACATTGTACCACAATTAGTACATTCTCGTTCTGTCTCAGATATTTTATAACCTTCTCGATTTATTCTCATAATTTTGTATTTTTACAAAGTTACAAAACTTATTCGAGATTTCCAAATTTTCATCAATATATTTCTATATTGTTCAGACTATATCATCACCCTTTTTAGGGGCCCTGTGCTTCCACTCACTTGAGTGTACGTCTTTCGACTAGTCGTTGAACCTTCTTATTTCTAAGCTCGGCTGCTGATTGTCTTCACCATTATGTGGTCAGAGTTCCCAGCAATTCTCAGGGTTTTAAATCTCCATAAAGTTTAGAGATTACAGAATTGATAAGGACGTAAAGCTATTTCACAACATGGATTAGTACCCCAATCTTTATTGTTAGTCCAATAGATTCCAGGTTCACCAGATCCACTTGCTTCAATCCTTTCCCATAGAGAATTAAACTCCTGTTGTGTAACAACTCCTCTCTCAAGAACAGCTGAATTGTTAGCTCTACCTCTTTGCTCATTCAATTCCCACCAATCACCATACTTAGAAGTGATCATTTCTTCATCATCATAAGAAAACAAAGCAATCATTGCACTTCTTCTAATTCCACCTGCAAGAACACTATTAGCAATATGACATAATATATCATGGCATTCTAATGGTGTAAGCTTAGATCCATTCTCTTTACGTTCCATTATAGCATCTACATGCATAAGACATATTTTAAGAGGTTCTGGACCAGGAGCTTTACCTCCAGCTGTAACTAGTCTTGCTCCTTTGTGTCTAATGGCTCTAAAATCAAACTTAGGCTTTGCACCACCTTCAAAATAGAACTTCATCAACACTTTGATAGCATCTGCCCATCCCATGATAGAATCTTCAATAAGCCAGTTTCTGTTCTTGTGAGTTTCTTTTCTCTTAATAGTGGGTAGTTGGTCAACATGATGCTTCTGAACAGAATATCCCACTCCTGTACCTCCTAGTAATAAGAACATTGTCTCACTAAAGCTATGTAAGCTATCAATTGGTAGGAAACAGCAGTTGTATATGCGTGAATTATTCACTTCAGCTGCCACTCCTGCAAATTGCAGAGCTCTCATAGATGGTAACACCTTTTTCTCCCTTATAAACTGTGAACTTTGCTTTATAGCAATTTCTAATTTAGGATACTTTTTGATCATCATACTTTCATACCTATCCACTATCTCATCCCAGGTTTCTCTTCTTTTCAATTCTGGTAAATATTTTGCGTATTTACTAAAAATTGTAATGTTACTCAATGCTTCCAGTCCTAAATCCATAAATGTTTGTTTTTTAGTTATATAATAAGGGGGGGGTGTAAATTTACAACACCCCTTGTTATAAACCAAGTGTTTTATAAAATTCTAACTAACCATTTTCCTTATTGCCATTCCTAATTCTGCATCATTTGAATGTTGATTAACCAATTTAGTTAATTCCATATCTAGATCCATAAGCTTCTGCAGATATAAAGTGGCATCCATTAACTCTTCCTGTAGATGATTAAGAAAGTTATCCTTATTGTTTTCTTTTAATGTGGTGTTGTATTTAGTAATTCCTACATTACTTCTAGTGTAGAACTTCTTTACAACCACTTCTACTATTTCATCTATCATAATTTTGAGATATTTAACCAACGACCATCCCATCTAAGTTGATTGTTAATAATAAAGTGTCCGTTATTAACTCTAATGTATACGAATGCACTTAATCTTTCTGAAGTGGTCTTGCTAGGACGATATCTACCATCTGAAATCCATACATCACCCTTATCTGTCTTAACTATTTCATTACCAAATAGATATAAATGAGACTCCCCATTAAATACCTTCACTTCTGTATTATCTTTTTTAAATCTTTTCTTTGCTTGAAATGCATCATATGCATCCCTTGTTATTTTTCTCATAGTTTATCATTTAATAATTTAAATGCTTGTTCTACAGCAACTGCTTCAGCTTCTTTTCTTACATTGTACTTAATTGGTTCTGTGTACATTTCACCAAGATCTCTGACAGTGTATGTAAATATTACACCATCCTTATAATCTACAAGTATTTCTATATACACTTTATTATCATCAAATACATCGAATAATCCTCTAGGAGAAACATCAATAAAATTTGCAATAATATCATTACCAAAATAGGACTCTTGTGCTTTAATTGAGTCTCTGTATTCAGGACTAATGCTATCATCTTGTAGAGAGTCCATTAGCTGATTTAAATAGAACTTTTTAACTACTCCAGCTGCTTTTGGATAGGTTTCTAATAATTCTTGTCCTGTCATAATTAATTGATTATACGTGCTTTTAATTCAAAATCTAATTGTTTAAGCTGGCTTTTCCACCAGTCTCTTTCAAAATCATATTCTACACACTCATCATCTCCTTTTCCTACACAATCTTTGTATAGGATGTCATTCTTTGCTGCTTCCATTTTGCAGAATATAATTGTATTGGTTAAGCCAAACTCTTTCAATAACTGTTCTAATAGTTCTTTATTATACATTTTCTTTAAGTTTATCGAGGTTAAGAGATTCTGCTTCTTCATTAAATCCATCCCATACTTCCCAATCATCTTCAAAATCCACCCCAAGTTTATCTTCCCAATATTGACGTAGGTCTTCTGTCTTATTAAAGATGCGATATTGAATGCTTATTTCATCCTTATGCAATCCATTTCTCTTTAATTTGACTAGTTTAGGGAATATACCTTGAAATTTACTAGAAGTTTGGGAATATTTACCTGCTTTAATTAGAGCAATGTCATCATCCAATCTTTTGTTGAGTGTATAAACTATTACAACATACCCATCTTCATAATCATAATCATCAACTATAGACTTTGTACGTTCATACTCTGTATCTAAAAAGCTTTTGAATTTATATAAATCAGCAGGCTTAAAGAGAAGATATACAGCATTTTCATACTGTACATCCTTTCTTTCATCCTTAATATATCCATTAATATACCCATTGTCTATAAGCTTCTCTTTTGCAATACCAAGCGTAGGAACAATGAATATACTAGTGATTGTCTTTTTTACTTCCATTAATTTATTTTTACCACACTATTAGCAATACTGTTTTCTCTAGATACATCCCATGTATCATTTTTAATAGCCCATTGTAAATCCTTAATGATCTTCTTAACACCTGGATATTCACGTCCTCTATGTGTAAATCCACTGAATGCATGATCCATAGAGGTGTCAGTCATTTCATAGATTAATGGACGCATATAGTTTGTACTGTCACAAACAATAAACTTAGGATAGAGAACAGTGTAATCAGTTAGATCAGCAAAAGATTGCTTTGCACCTTCAAAATATAAATATGCTTGAATGTAGCTTCTTCTATATAGATAATACTCTTCATAGAAATTCTCTACAGACCAAGTACATTTAAGATCGTACACTTGAATAGTTTTCTCTTTATGATCTATCACCACCTTATCCATCATACTTTTAAATGTATGACCTAACACTGTATATCCTTCTATTTGTAATTGATTATGAATGTTAAATCTATCACTTTCTACAAGGTTTACAATAGGAGCAGTGGCATCATTAGTCTTAAGAGTCTCTACGATTCTATTAGCTTGTGTAACATCATCAGTGGTAACAACTGTCAATCCTTTACTTCTCACCTCTCTAATCTCCTTATAATACACTTCAGCATCACTTCCTATAAACTTAGCAAGAACAGCATCAAGTTTAATCTTGAATCCAGAATCTTTATGTGCATCTATAGCTATTTCTTCAAATGTTCTACTAATTGCACCATTCTCATCTGTAGCTGCTAATGTATGTTTATATAGAGCCTCTACAAAATCTAACATAAGTGCTGTTGGAGCATTTGTAACAATAGACATGTGAAACTTCTTATCGAACAAATGTTCTTCCATAAGTAATGTTTCTACAAGTCTACCCATTACAGAGGCTTTACTATCTTCTTCTTCCACCTTCTCATTAAGAATATATCTCTTATGATACTTTCTTCTATTAGTGGAGAATTCCTTTAAGCTTGATGAACTATCCATTATTATAGCTCTATAATGAGCTTCTGTCTTTGTTGTTCCTTGTATCATTTTGTTTTTGTTTAAATGCTGAAATAATTTGTGGATACAATCCTCTGATTTCTCTAGGAACTCTAGCAAAGAACCATCTTATGTCTAGTTCATACTCATTATTATTAGGATCTACACCATCAGGATGTATCAACCAGAACTTATGTTCTTCTCCTAAATATGTAACATGTCCTTCATACCATGTCTCTGTAAAAGAAGGTTTTGTATTAATAGAAAGTTCTATTTTCTCTTCATCTTTCATTGCTTGTCTGATTTAGTTTTAATATTTCCAAATAAATCCTCCTGCTGTTTTAGCTAGTCCAACTAAACAGTTTCTAATAGCACCTCTATAACAAGAAAAGAGCAAACTACCAAATATTTTATGATTTGTTTTCTCTTTCTAATGCTGTCTTTTTGTCATGACAACTTGAACAAAGTACTTGAAGCCCCTCATTTTCTATAAATAGTCTTTCTACAAACCCTGGAAGATCTTCTGCACAATTTAAGCTACCAGCAGGAACTATATGGTCTACATTAATCAGTTTATCAGGAAACCATCCTTTACATTCATTACATTGATATTCAAACTTCTGACGTTTATTAGCACCTTTATATGCTCTACGTGCTTCCATTTTACATTGTGTAATTGGTTTCCACCATCTACTCTTTTGTCTCAATGCACTTCTTATAAAGCTCCAGAATCCTGATTCTGTTAATGTACCTGCATTTCTAGTTTTAACCACTCTAGGCTTTGGAACAGCTTTCTTCTTTATTGATTTCTTTCTCATAATAAAAATAAGCCTAGGAGAAGGATTTGCACCTACATCTCCAAGATACAATCAAGGGCTTTTCTGATTTAAGCTACCCTAGGCTGATACAAATTTAATCAATTTTTACGATTCTCTTAGAAATTTGTTCATTAATTTCATCGAGATTCTTAACGATAGCTTTTATTTCAGCAGTGGAAATTGCTGGAAGATTGAATTCATACTTAGTAGCTTCTGTTACAAAACCTAATGTAGCTTTTTCAGCAAGATTTTCTAACTCACGTACAGCATAAGATTCATCTAGCTCTAGAATATCAAAGTCAAGATCATGTAATATACTAGTTGCTTCATCACGTGGAACAGTCATAATTGGTAAATATTCCCAACATCTGCCTTTAGATTCACCAATTCCCACCACCTTCATTGGATTAATGAGCACAAGTACAGAAGTGTCTCCACATCCTACATAGTGAATTTCATCACTAGTGAAATGTAAACCTTCAGCACCACAATCATCAGTGTTCCAACGACACTTGTCTGGGTCCATGTTTACAGCTTTACCAATGCGAATATCAAATGTTCTACTATAAGCATCTGTGAATCTATTCTCTGCTCTATTAGGAAGATCAAGATAAAGCTCAGTCAAGTTACCAAGGTTCTCACCTTTAACTGCAAGAACCATATCTTCATATTCACCAGAACCATCACATTCTGGACACTCTTCACTATCATCATATTCTTCATCATACTTAGGAATAGTTCCTGTACCATCACAATAAGAACATGTACATGTTTCTTTTTTATACATAGCATCTTCATGAACCATTTTGTATTCACCATTGTCTAGGAATACATGATATTCATCTGGTTTCTTCTTCCATACAGCTTTCACTTTATTATAAGCATTACTTATAAAGTGAACTAGTTCATTAGATCCATGCACTGTAACAACATTTCTAAGAGCAGCAAAGAATCCTTGCTTAGTGATTTTAAATGCATTCTTCTTTAAGAAGTTATACAATTTATCAGCCACTTCAGCTCTAGGATTTAAGCAACACCACATAAAGAACCTCTTAAGAGCTTGATATTCTTCATCTTCTTCAAGCAACATACTCACTTCATCTTTAGATATTGTTCCAACAAATGGATAACGACCAACGATTTGTAAGAATTCTTCTACCATTAGAGGAGGAATGCTTCTGCTAATACCTTTTAGATACAAAGAACCATCTTTCATTTCAAAATCATCTAGCTTATTTAGATATTCTACACCATTCTTAATAGCACTAGCTTTCTCATATTCAGCTTCTTCTTTACGTCTTTCATCTCTTATTTCTGGAGAAGCAACTAAAGCAAATAGTTGTTGTTCTGTTGTAGCAGTTCTAGCTGTATTAAAATCATCAGCTGTAGCATTGTTCTTGGTTAATATACCACCATCAACTAATACAATAGTTAGTACATCATTTACCATTTTAATGTTCAAATAAGGCTTTAATGCAACCTTTATGTATTCTCCTGTACCACATGCTCCTATATTTTCAGATGTGTAAATAGAAGAGGGGATATTTTCCCCCTCTTCTTTTTCTAATTGTTCTATTTTCTTTTCTACTACTTTTTCTATACTGTTTTGTACAGCACTCTTAAACCATTTTAAACTTAGCATTTGTTTTAATTTTAGATTGTTTGTAATTGATCAATTGTGTCCTCTGTTAGTTCTTCTTTCAAAGGTTTGTCTTCATTTAGTATTATTGCATAATGTTTTAAATTCACTCTATGCTTGTGATATTTAAATAAATCTGCTACAGCTTTAGCTATCATATCATCATTGATATAATAACTAAACTGGTTTAGCATAGGCTTTAAGAAAGAAAGCTTCTCAAATACTTCCTTTACTTGTTTGTAAATAATATATATTTCTTGGTTAAACAAATTATGATCTGTAGCATGCTCAATTATATATTGTTTAGTGTCTCTATCTGCATATCTTTGATCATTTGCACGATGATACTTCTCAAGAATAGATATTTTATCTGCAAGATCTGTTGATACTTTATTAATAAAATCCACTCTTCTAAATATAGAGTCATACTCACTCATAAACTGTTCCAATAAGAATGTTGTAGCCATTGTTCTAAATGGTCTATTCTTTCCTTCTATAAATTTATCCATAGTTATCCAATTGTGTGCATCAGCAGTTAGTAAGTTTTTATATGTAGAATCTGCTACAATGATAAATTTAGCGTCTTTTCTAAAACAAGACCATAATTTATCCATTTGCTTTCTATCAAATTCTTTAGCATAAACATTTAAAGATTTATTAGAATATATCTCTTCCATCTTAAATGTTTTAGGAACAAACTTACAATACTGATCAGATAAAGTCACTTGCATAGATTCACCCACTTTACCAGAGAACTCACCTTTCATTCTCACTTTCTTAGCACCACCCACTGTTACAGATGTTGTTAACACTTTCTTTCTCTTGGCTTTCTGTTCATCTATCCATGTTTGTGAAATCTGAATAGCATCTGAATCTATAAAATCCTTTTCAAAGAACTTTACAACAGTTTGGAACTCCTGGATAAGCTTTCTCCATTTATATTTAGGATAGTTATAAAGAGCTAATACGTCTTGGTAAGACTGATAATCTGTACCATGTTTAGCTTTTAGTTTAAATGGATGTTTCTTAACAAATATACATTCATCATTACCTAGTATAGTTCTTAGATAGTCTTGTTTACTTTTAGGTAGTCTATCAGCATATGTATATATCTTTGCTGGTTTACCCCATCTAGGCTTAATGTCTTCATATGTAAGAGATTTGTAATAATGTCTAGTAGCATCTTTAAACTTACCTCTGTCATATCTAAACTTCAAATGATATTCACCTAAGAAATACTCTTTAAGGACACCAGACATTCTCTTCCAGTCTAATGTATCTACACCATTCATTTTAGGAGTGGATATAGGAATAGTGGCATATTTTAAAAGATTATCAATCTTCAACATACCAGAGTTATCCTTAAAGATGTTAGTGATATATCTCTCATTATTACTATAAAACTCAATAATGGATATAGGATTACCTTCTCCAGTGATAGTTTCATTGTATTTAGTCATGAATACATTAGCCAGCTTAGTTATCTTATCTAATATTATCTGCTTAGCTTCTTGTGTATATCTAATAGACTCTCTATTTGGTGTAGGAAATATTCCATCAGATAGGCTAAAGCGTAATGCTACAGGAAAATCAATAGAACTAATCCCAATCTTCTCCCAATCAATTGGATAGGTGACATTATCTAAACATAAATGTAAACTGTGACTACTAGCCAAACTAGAAAACTGATAGTCTTCAGCTCTATGAATGGTAAAATCATTGGTAATGTTTGAATAAGTTAAAGAACTGTCTATGTCAAAATATACATTTTCAAAATAAGCTAGCTGCTGTGCAATTTTATCAGCATAACTTCTTCTGTCAGAATAATTAACAGGAACAATCACCTTAACACCATTAGCTTCATTTGATTCCACTTCATACAAAAGATCAATACTATTAGTATCTTCTCCTTCATACATCATATATTTTCTTTCCATTCCATCCTTTCTAGCTATAAAATAGAAAGAAGAACTATAGGCAAGAGGGGCCTTAAATCCCAATCCCATCATACCAAGTTCTGTATTACTGTTACGTTTAGTGCTCTTACCATATTTACTGATGATATTCTTTACATCATCTGCATCTAAACCAATACCAAAATCTTCAACAGCAAACTCAATTGTGTCTGTATGTTCATTCTTTCTAAAAGAAACAATGATAGGTTTGTCACATCCAGCTCTTCTATGACTATCAAGTGCATTACTTGCACATTCTCTGATAGTAGAGCCTATTGCATCTGAATACAGATTTTTACTTAACATCTGCATCAATATTTGAGCAGAATCTAAGTCTAGTGACATTTTCACAGTTTCCTGTGTTGTTCCTTCCTCAAGGATGTGGGCTTCTGTTTGTTTTTCTAAGATCATAATTAGTAATTTACGTTTATTCCAAGTTCTTTTAAGATTTCTTTTGCTTTTTCTATTTCTTGTATTTGTTCTACATCTGTAAAATTGTTCCTATTTAGCTTTATTATTCTACTTTTTCTAGGAGTATTTAGATAACATTTCCAAATGTGTTTTAATGAAAAAGGTTTCTTCTTTTCACCTTTAGCATTAACTTCAGGCAATTTATCATAATGTTCTTTATTATGAATGACATACTGTGGTGGATAATATTGTACTGTATTACGTCCCATACCCAAATAAACAGCAATATAAAAATTACCACCAGTAGAAACAGCTATCATATCTCCTTTTTCAAGTATTCCTCCTATTGTTACTTCATACATGTTAAATAGTTTTAATAGTTTCTGATTTTTTAAATTCCATTTTTGCAGTGTTATGCATTGCTAATAATATAAATAGTTCTTGAGCATTCTGGTAATTCATTTCAATAGGCTTTTTCATAGAGCCCATTGTTATGATGATACCATTCCCATCATCTTTAATACTTCCAACAAATTCATTTTTCTTAGCCCAATCAGAGCTATCAGAATTATACATTTCTAGGTTATCAAACACTTTGATTATGTTATAATCATGATCAAGTGGTGCACCTTCCATATTTTCTACATAAACTTCTATTCTTGCCATATAATTGTTTTTTAAAATGGTAGTTCATCTAACCATTTGATTTCAAATCCATTGTTGTCTTTTAATATTTTGTTCACCTTAGTAAATACACCTTCTGTATTCCATTCAGAATTCTTATAGCTAGCTGATGCTGGATGTGTTACAGAGAATGCCCAACTAAATGGTGGAATGCATCTCTCATACCTAGCAGCATCTTTGCCTAAGAATATAATAGGAGCTCCTGTATATGTGAGTATTTGTTCAAACACATATTTCGTAAATGGTTCCCACAAAGCAATATGGCTTCCCGCTTTATTTGCTTCAGTGGTTAGGGCTGCATTAAACATTAACACTCCTTGATTAGCTAAATAGGATACATCTGGATTCTTAAATACATTTAACTCAAGTCCATCATAAAGCTCTCTTTCTATACCATCATAGAATTGTTGTAAAGAAGGCTGTAATACATTTGTTGTTGAACAGCCCATCAACAAACCATCTGCTATAGGAGAACCATCTTTTAATGTGTGATAGGGGCACATGCCCATAATCACCACTTTTAAATCATCAAAGGGTGTTTCTTTAAAGCATCTATAAACATTAGCTGAAAGAGGGGCAATCTTCTTACCCCTCGCACTTTCAGCTTTTAAAGTTTTGTAGATGTTATCACACTCCTCACTCTCAATAAATGGTTGCATAAACCTATGCCAACTCTCGTGAAACTGATTTTGAAATTTTTCCCACCTCATATTAAAATGTCATTTCTAATTGTGTAAACATATTTTCTTCTACAGGTATTATTTCAGGCATTGCAGGGAAGTTAGATATAGCTCCACTTGCATCTACAAAGAACTTATGAGCATCCATATGACTTTCCATCCATAAGCTAGGATGAACTTCTTTCATAGAGAATGTTGTATAATTATACAATTCCCATAAGCTATCTTTAGCACCATAATCATGTGTAGGAGCTTGAAGTTCTTTACTAATGATGTTGAGCTGTGTAGAACTAATGAATTGTTCTTCAATTATCATTCTACCAATCAATTCAGCTTTAACACGCTTAGTGATTTCTATTTGCTTCATAGCATCTCTTTCAAATTGCATCTTTTTGAATGCATCTGCTGCAGATTTAATGTATTCTACAATAGCATTTGGTGTAAAAGTTTGCACTTCACCAACATGTTTCTTCTTGAATGCACCATAATCTCCTGATACACAACCATTTTGACAAATGAATATGCGTGTACCAATAGCAAACTTTAATGTTAATTGCTTATTGTAGCTATTCTGCCAGCCAATTTGTAATTGCATTTCACTATCAGCTACATTACTAATGGTAAATCTACCATTGGCTATTTGACCTTCTCTAGCTGATGAATAGGTTTCTTTATCTAATTTAAATCCAGCTTTCTCAATACCATTCAATGTAAGATCAATTAATTGACCATGTCCTACAGGCTTATATGTTCTTGTTTGTGTAGGAAGAGGTGTTGAAAGAAGAATTGCTTTTGTAGTGTTATAAGTGTTAGTTTCCATCGTCTGTTAATTTTATAGTTTTATTAAAATATCTAGTTAATATACCTTCTAGGTTTTCTATACCAATGCATTCAACAAGATCTTCATCTGTTGTACATAGATATTCTGTATTATCTTTTACTTCTTCAATTAAATCATTTAGTGTCATAATAATTTTTTTTTCTTTAAATACTGTTCAATCACTGGTAGTCCATGTTCTTTGGCTAGGTCTGCCCAGTCTTTAATACCATCTGTTAGATACTTTCTAGGTACATTACAATAACCAAAATCAAACAGCTTGGTTATCTGTTGTGAATTCTGTACACCTGTAACATCACTATCGAAGCTTAATATTTGTATGTCAGAATTATCTTTCAAATAGGCTACATTCTCTAGGGAGAAACATCCTATACCTTCATTCTGAACAGCACAGCAACAAGGAAAGATCTTTTTCATCACCATATAATCCTTCTTACTCTTATTGATAAATGCTGTATTGCAATATCTTATGTCTTCCTTACCATCCATTGTTGTAATAGGAACATTATTGGGCACCCATTTACTCTTTCTATCAGCAAATGGTCTATATATCTTCCAATATTGTCCTTCATACAAATAACCAAATGTAAGTTCATTCTCCTTGATAGGGAACCTACTCTTGTTTAGATAGACAGATTTGATTGCATATACATTATTATCTCTAAGATCCTGGATATCCTGGTGATACTCATTCCAATAAGCTAGCTCTTCTTTATTAAACTTCCTAGTCTTCACCTGTATAAGAGAATATCTTTTCTCTAGCTCAGGTTGTTTATAGCTAGCAGTTATCTTCTTATATTCCTGTGTACTTTTTCCACTAGCTATCCCTAGTCCAAAATCTCTATCAATCATCTTAAGAACATCATCAAATGATTGTAGATTGAATAACAGCTTTACAAACTCAAAACAATTACCTCTCTTACTGGTGTCAGCAAAGTCTATAAATGATATAAATCCACGCTTGTTACCTATTATAAAAGAAGGATTGTGCTCCTGTCTAAATGGAGATAGAGCAACTACATTGAGCTTCCAAGGATGAGGCATATAATACTTAAATATGTCATAATCAGTGAGTTTCTCAAATATAGCTTCTGGTGTAAGGTTTTCCTTTCTTTTTCCTTGTATCATAGTCATAAATTAATAAAAGGGCCCCACATTACGTGAAGCCCTTTCTAGACAGGGAGGGATTGTATTAATAATCTGAATCATCTTCAGCTATAACTTTGTCTGAAGCAACCAAGTTATCTCCTGAAGTATATTCTCTTAAATCTTTTAGAATATAATAGTCTTTACATCCATATTCTCCTACAACATCCTTAACAAAACGTTCGTGAGGTTTTAGATCCTTAGGTTTCTTAGTGGTAATGTTTCTTAATACATTATCATCTTGATAATCTAATAGTCTGAATTGTTTAAGATTGTATGGAGCTAAGAATGATTTATTATAAACACTCTGATATTCTTTTGTACCATCTTCTTTCTCTACAGTTTTGATTGTGGCTAAAGCTACAACATTTGTAACCCATTCTCCACCAATTTGATCTCTTAGGTCTTTAACATTACCTTTCATTAGCTTCTTCCACTCCAATTGTAATGTAGATTCACTATCTCTTAGATCAAGATTACCAAACCATGTACGTAAGAAGTTAAATAATAACTCTTCTCCTTCAAATGCTACACGATATTCACGTTTGGTATACCATTCAGGAAGATTGTTTGGATCATCAGCCCAAGTACATTGACCAACAGAATTGATATATTGTTTCTTGGTACCATCTTTATTCACCTTTGGTTTGTTCTCTAGGAAGAATGTTACCTTAAACTTATCATTATTCTTAATCTCCTGTAACCAGATGTCTATTTTAAGAGAATCATTATCATCTCTACTCTTAGATAGATATTCTGTGAGCTTGCTATCTTCTTTAAGCTCCATGTTTAAGATGTCTTTATATTCTTCTACACTAGGATTGATTGCTATCACTTTAGCCTCAAATAGGCCCACTTTCTTTGCAAATTCTGTATTTTCTAGTTGTTCTCTTTTTTTACCACCAATGTTAATACTCATATACTGTTTTGTTTTTCTGTTAGTTATAATAATTGTCTATTGTAGTTGCTACTTCTTGTAAGTTGTTTGGTATTTTAATACTATCAAACATTCCATCAGGACTTTTAGCTGGATATTTCTTGAATCTATTAGTTACAAAACTATAAATTCCTTTACCATCTTTATCTTCCTCAACATGAGTGTAAAGACAAATGGTCATTAATCCTTCAAGAACTATTTGATTATCTATTAACTTACCTGCGGTTTTAATCTTATATCCCACTATTTCACCAGAATCTTCAATAGTTTCTGGATGTGTGAAATAAAACACCTTGATATCATCACGTAGCTTTCTAGCTGTTCTGAAGAGCTCAACCATTTCTTTAGCCATTATACTAAACTTCTCAAAGCCTTTAATAGAGATTTGATCCAATAGTGTAAAGCCCATTAAATAGTTTGAATCCTCAATGATGATGTTCTTGATGTGAGGAGCATTCTTTGAAATCTTCAATAGTTGGTCTATCACTAGATCAGCTCTATCAATTTCCTTGTAATTCTTGTTTTCCTCATTATAAAGTTTCTCTGCACCTTTAAATGGGAGTTCTTTCTTTGCTACATTAATAATGTAGGTTTCTTGTGGGTTTAAATGTTTAATTGATGTTGATTTGCAACAATTCCGATTAATTTACTTGCCATATTTAGTTGTTTTCTTGCTCTAAAGGTACGTTAATTTCATCAGATTTCAAAACTTTTTTCTTAGTTTTTACCATACTTGGATCATTTAACACATCCTTATAAAGTTTTTGCATACTCTCTAAATTTCCTGATCCAGTGATGTATTTTCCATCAATTACTAAATCATACCATGCTGGTCTGTTAAACTGTGATTCTTCAATTAATTCTACTATCATATGTATTTAATTTTACTTTTGTTTTTTATTCCAAGCAGGCTTACCAAATCTTGGATTTTTGTCTCCTAATTTTGCTTCACTTATTCTTTTTTTAGTTTCTTCTGACTTTTTCTTTCCTTTGCTAGCTTTTGACATTTTTTGTTTGGTTTCTTCTGACAAAATTCTTCCTTTTTTAGCTAATGATAGTTTTAATCTATGTTCTTCAGATAACTTTTTTCCAGTGAGAGCTTTTTTTACTTTTTCAATCATTTCAGGGCTATTTGTACCCTTATTAAATGGATGTGTAGGTCTTATATTATATCCTACTTGATAATTAAATGCATCTAATAAATTACACCAATAATGTTCTTGTGAAGATAAATGGTCTAAACAACATTCTTCTAAAATTTCAAAAACAAAGTTATCTTCCCCATATTTGTTCCAAGCACGTTGTAAATGCTCATTTATATGAGTATTGTTTTTTAAAGTGTATTTATGTTTACTTATTCTATAATAAAAATTGTTAGTT